TTAACCGCTATTCACCATTTCAGTGGATGGAATGTGGATGCCATTACTAAGCGGATTCAGGTGAATTGCGTCGCTAAGGTGGTCGGGTGAAAAATGCGCATATGTCATAGTCTGCTCAATTTTCGAATGTCCCAATATTTTATTTAACGTCAAGATATTCCCCCCATTGATCATGAAGTGCGCTGCAAAGGTATGACGCAAAACATGCGTAGCCTGGCCCTTGGGTAGATCTGGCTTTACCTCCTTTAGTACCTTGCGATATTCGACATAGTCAACGTCGAAGAGTCTGCCGGTGGTTTTGGTTTTGACGTATTTCATGACCTCATCAGAAATGGGGACGGTGCGCGCCTTCCCGTTTTTGGTTTTGGTAAACGTCACTTTTCCATGCATCATGTTCTGAGCCAGCATAAGCAGCGATTCCCCCCAGCGGCCGCCGGTGCTTAAACACAGAACAGTGAGGCGCCGGGCGTCACCACTTAAAGCTGAAAGCAGCCTTTCAATCTCTTCAGTACTCAGATAGGACATTTCGGGCCTTTCCTGCTTGAGATCTGTGATCCCTTTTAGTGGGTTCTCTGCGTGGAGATCTTCCGCTTCAGTCAATACACGGAATAGGCCTCGTAACGTACTCAAGTCGCGGTTAACAGTGGAAGCCTTAACCCCTTCATAAAGGCGCTGGCTTCTGTACTCAGCAATAAACCCCTTATTGATTTTTGAAAGGCGAGGGTTGCCCATATCACTAATTACCCGCTTAAGTTCGCGCTGGCGCTTCTCACCGTACTTATTGCTTCGGCCGTGCAGCTCCCACCATCTATCAAGCAGCTCACTTAGCCGCCTGTGATCGGTTGGTTTATCCAGCCAGTCTTTGTCATGCATATTGCTGATGACATATTTTTCAAAAGCAACGGCATCAGCTTTCTTTTTAAAAATCCGCTGTATACGACGTCCTGTCGCTCCACGCGGTCTAATATCCACTTTATAGCGTCCACCATCGAGCAGCTTAACGGTCATAGCTGTCACCTCTGGTAAACACGTGATCTTGTGTCACGTAACAGATAGTTACGCGATGATTTTCATAGAGATAAGCAAGAAAGATGCTCAGCCAATTTTCTGGTCTGAGGGCTGAGACGTTGTTTCGTCTTGCCCAAAGTGTGCGAGAGCCGGCGCGATCTGACCGGATTCAGGGGCGATCTTTCCGGTCATGAACCACAGGGCATACTTTTCAAATCTCGGGGTATTTAAAATTTTCATCATTACGTCGCCTTTTGGTATTGATTCCCCAGTCTCATAACGCCAAAGCGCATTGTGAGGAATTCCAATAATTTCAGCAGCTTCGTTGCGGCTGGTAATGCGCTCGCTTTCCCTCATGAGCTTGAGGCGTTCACTAATTGGCAAATTCATATTGCGTTTTCCAAATGCATGATCCAAAATTCAAATGCAGATACCGTTTCCGGGGTAAAAAAAGCAGTAATACCCCAAACATGGAGATTATCACATGAAAGATGCAGTTTTGAGCGCGCTGTTTAAGATTCCAGATCCGATCACTGCTGATGAGTTTTCTCGTCGAACCGGCAAAACGGAGTCAGCCGTTCGTCACATGATGGATCGCCGCCTTTTACCGATGGTCACTGAGCGCGAAGTACTTGGCCCTGATGGCAGTACTCGCCGCCTCCTGATTCTGTGGAACGAATGGCTTGAGATGGTTCATGAAGCTACGTCAAAACTCCCCCCTGAGCGACAGGACTGGCGAGCAGGTTGGATCAAGAAAGCCAATAAGCTGGCGAATGATATGGGCGTAAACATGTTTGGTGGCGGGGCGGCAGCATGAATCGTTATTTGAAAGAAAGAATAGCAATGGGCGTCATAGGAATTAGCATCGCATGCATTAGTGCGATTGCATTCGCGGCAACCCTAAAACTTATCGACGTGTTTATTTCTTAAGGACGATCGGTAATGAATAAACGCTACTCACAGCATGGCAAGTACTCGGGGAGCATTTGCAGCACGCCACTTGATAACTTGCCGAAAGTTACATGGATTAATAAGCATGCTGGAATCTGTTGCGGCTTCACCATCCGCGTATTACCGCGCAGGGTAGGGAAGAAGCGCTATCAAATTATGAAAGATGGTGATTCTTTCGGAATTGATTTTGCGTTATCTGAAGCACGCAAAACGATAGGTCGCATTATTAATAACAACCGCTTCACTATTCATTAATTAGCCGAGGCAGAAAATGAAAAGAGAATACGCAGACAAAATCAATTCACTGCTGCAATGCTTCCATTTCAACAAGGAGTTTCTGGAATGGAATCACGATTATTCACATCAACTTTTACGCCACGGCGTATCCCATCTTTATCACTTCGCCATGCTCCAGGGCGAAAACGATGAAACCACACTGGAAGAACTCCGCAACATCATTATCTCGATCACTAATGGCGATATCCCGAAGCCATACGACCTGTCATCTATGGATGCTGAGCAACCGGAAGCAGCAAGCAAGACAGTGATGTTTTTTAAGCCGCTGGCGGTAACAGTGGAAGTTACACCAGAAATGCTTCAGCAGCTGAAACAGTCGGCCACGGTGTCAGCGCAGATGAAGCGCCCACGCCTCTATTAATCATTGGAGTCCGCCATGTTTACCGAAGAGAAAACATCGTGGGAACGTGAAATGCTGATACGCGAAGCGGTGGAAAGCGCAGAGCAGGGCTTCACCGTTCACCTGAAGAACGGCGCTCGCGTCTATGTCACCGCTAACAGCCCGTCGATAGATTTAATTATTTACGGTCTGGAGAAAACAATTCGCGGTAATCATGAGCGTGCGCGAATGACGTTTATCGACTTTTTGTATTACTGGCACGAAAGGTTATTTAAACAGGTTAAAAGAAAACCGCGCCCCAACCACTAATTAACCAGCGTTAAAAATAACGGCATTCATTTTGCCGGGGCTTCGTTTTGCCTTTTTCAGGAGGTCGCATGTCGATCACGTCAATAAAACTGGATGGCGGAATTAGCGATCCAGAGTTTGTGGAAATAAGCACCAATGCACGGAAACGTGAGCGCGCCCACCTGCTGGGACTGCTGCGTATTTATGTCGGTCAGCTGAAAAAGGAAAGGGCCACCCCGGAAGAAGTTTATTCATCAATCGAACAGTGGGCCGATGCCCGCGAGTTAACCATCACTGAGGAAAGCAAACAATGAACCACTTAATGATCGACATTGAAACGCTCAGCACCCAGCCGAATGCGGTAATTTGCGCGATTGGCGCGACCTTCTTCGAACCGTCAACCGGAAAAATCGGCCCTTCGTTCTATCAAACCATTGATCCGCGAACCTCGCAGAATCGCGGCGCGCATATCTCCGCCGACACGGTGATGTGGTGGCTCAGGCAGGATAAAGAACCAATCAGCGAGCTGGTAGGCGCGAAGTCGCATGAAATTGAGGTGATGCTGGATTTCGCCAAATTCATTGAAGGCGCATTCCCTGAAACCAAGAAAAAGAATCTGAAGGTGTGGTGCAAGGGCGGTTCGTTTGATTTCCCGATCCTCAAATCTGCATTTGAACGCTCATCGCTCGAAGGCGTTTCCATGCTGCCGTGGCTTTATTGGAATGAATGCTGCTTCCGCTCGCTGCTTACAGTGGCCGGAGCTATCGGTTACGCCCCCCATCCGCGCCGCTCAGTTGCACACAACGCCTTAACCGACGCCATCTATCAGGCCGAGCAGGTTTGCGAGATCTGGCAGCGCCTGACCTCCCCGCACCTCGAATCATTGTGAGGCGCGCAATGACTAAATCACCTATCAAATGGGCTGGCGGCAAAACCCGCGTCATGCCGCAGCTGCTGATGCAACTGCCGAAAGCCGATTGTTTAATCGAGCCGTTCGTTGGCAGCGGTACCGTGTTTATGAACACGGAATACCGCCGTTACATCCTCTGCGATAGCAATCGCGCGCTGATCAATTTCTTTCGTGTGCTGACTTCCAACACCGAGCGACTGATTGATACCGCTCGCGGAATGTTCCTGGGTGGCAATAACGAAGAGCAATATTACAAGCGCCGTGCGCTATTTAACTCCATGCAGTGGAGCGATACGGGCAAGGCTGATACTGCTTTACTTTATGCCGCTTTGTTTCTGTATCTGAACCGACATTGCTTTAACGGGATATATCGCGTCAATCAGATGGGTGATCATAACGTCCCGTTCGGGAAATATGGCGCACCTTACTTTCCGGCTGACGAGATGCGCCGCTTTGCCGAAAAGGCCAACGACACAAAAGCCGTTTTCATTGATGGCGATTTTCGTCACACCATCCCTTACGTTATGCAGCTGGCATATGACGCGGTTATTTACTGCGACCCCCCCTACATTCCAGCCAGCAAGACAGCTAACTTCACTGCCTACGGCAAGCCATTTACCCTGGACGATCACCGCGACCTGGTTGCAACCCTGCTCGATGCTCATCGCCAGCACGGCACCCGCGCGGTGATATCCAACAGCGACACCCCGGAAACCCGCGAGATCTACTCCGCTTTCAATCTCCACGCCTTCAGCGTTCGCCGCTCTGTCAGCGCCAAAAGCCGCGATATGGCCGGTGAAGTGATCGGCGTTCTTCGCGGCGATGTGGGTCGCAACTCTGGCGCATGTGGAGCTTGGACGAGCACCATTGAAAATCTGCGGCCGGCGGCGATATGGATCGGGTTTGACCTAGCCGCCGGATTCGATAACGGGGAGCCATCTGATGAACACGCTTGATGCCGTTGTGACGCGAGTTTTGGACGTTCGTCCATATCGCCATTTCTGGATCGTCGAGGTGGAGGTGTTGAGCTGGGGCAGATACAGCAACACAACCATCATCCGCGATAGCGAAAAAGAAGCCCACCAGGTTCAACCCGGCGACACGGTAACGATCTGAGGATCCGCAAATGAACGAAGAAACCAATTACCGCCGGTTCTGGCGAAACCTTGTGATCTGCTGTGCTCTTTGCTCGCTGTTGTTCTGGATCCCGATGGGCTATCTCGCCTTTCGTGTTGGCTCTGTGGTCTGGGATGTGCTGTGGTCTCTTATAAAAATGTAGTGAAATCAAAGGAGAAAACTAAATGGCTTTGTACGAAGAGAAGTATCAACTCAAAGGAAATGAGCTAATGAATCGGCTGCTGGAACAGGTTGATGCATGGAAATATGTCAATAAATACAAGTCAAAAAAGCAACAAAAGGCGGCATTTTGCCGCCAGAGCTTATTGCTTGAAAACGAACAATGAATCGTATTTTCCAGGATTAAGGTTATCTGCATGAAGATCAGTCAGCCCAAGCTTAGCAATGCCTTGAACGAGAGCCAGGTATGCGCAAAGACCATCAACAGTAATGACGCGGTAAATATCACCAGCTTCATTTTGAATCGCTGTCAGCATCGGCATGCCACCAAGTTCAGCATCCTTCGCTTTGCGGACTACTTCGGAGATTTTCTCATCAATGGAGGACTTCACTTTTCCTTCTACATATTTATCTTTCATTTTTATCCCTTTTTTGCTGTATGCGTTGGCAATACTAACCATCTGCTGCGTTTGAGGACAAGAAAGTTTGCCGCACATGGCGAGCCAGAAAAGGCAGATCATGTCTGACTATTCCTCCTTAGTTTGGGAATGGAACGCCAAACGGCAGGCTATCAACCCCAACCACGTCTCAGATCCTCAAATTGAGTATCTCACCCCGAAAGGCGAGCGGAAGACGCTCGCCTATGCGGATTTGGTCGATACCGTTTATCGCACCCCCATGCGCCCGCGCGAAGGTGCCGCGCGTGAAGCATTCGACCGCAAGGGACGCGCCCACTACCTGCGCCGCCGGGTTCAGACTCTACCGGCGTTTATCCGCAAGCGGTTCTCTCTGCGCCTGGAATCGCTGGAGCGTCACGACCCAAAAGAGGCCGTGCGCTGGCTGTTCAGTACGTTTGAACGCCATGTCTTACGCCGTGTCGATGCGGTAAACGCACAATACCTACCGCAGGCCGCGCTCCCGGCGATCCTTGCGCCCCTCCGTGATGATTTTCACCTGCTGCCTTGGGCGGACAAAAAACGCCTGAAACGACTGGCTTATAAGCTCGCCAACCTGATGAAAAGCGAGTTTATGCGCGAGTTTGATTTTCAGTATGAGAAAACCGCTGATGTTGAGTTTTCCACGCTTTACGCATACGGATTTATCGCCAGTAAAGCGACAGCGCTCAATATCGCGATCCCTGGCTGGAGCCGGTATTGCGAAGAGAAGCTGGAGGCCGAAGAGGCGCTGCGTGCCGTTGCGCGCCTTCAGTCAGAAAAGTGGTGGTTAGGTAAAATCCGCCGGATCCATGACTGCTGGCGCGAGCACCTCATGATCGCCGCTGGCTATGTCAGTAAGGTAGCCTCGCCGTATTGTTCTGATCCGTGCTTCAAAGAGTGGATAGCCCAGAAAAAAGCGAACTTTGAATACCTTCAGGCGATGGAACTGGAAGACCAGGACACCGGCGAGCGTACCTCGCTGCTTGATAAGGTCATGGGGAGTACGTCCAACCCTAAAAACGCCCGCGCCGAGCTGATGGTGCGCATGCGCGGTTTTGAGGATATGGCAAAAGAAATGGGCCTGGTTGGCATGTTCTACACGCTAACAGCACCGTCTCGCTATCACTCTTCACACGTAAAATCGGGCAAGCGCAATGACAAATATCGTGATGCCAGCCCGCGACAAACGCAGAAATACTTATGCAAAGTCTGGGCGCGCGTCCGTGCAAAATGGGGCCGCGAGGGGATCCGCGCATTCGGTTTTCGCGTTGCTGAACCGCACCATGACGGAACGCCACACTGGCATCTGTTGCTGTTTCTCCGCCCGGAAGAGGTGGAGTTTGCAACGGCTGTTTTCCGCAAGCATGCACTGAAAGAGGACGGCTACGAGCCGGGCGCGCAGGAGCACCGCTTTACCGTTACACCGATTGATGAAAAATTTGGCTCGGCAACGGGCTATATCGCGAAGTACATCTCTAAAAATATTGACGGTTACGGCATGGATGGCGAGTTAGACGACGAATCCGGCCAGCCTGTCAAAGAGATGGCGAAGCGCGTGCGCGCGTGGGCGTCGCGCTGGAATATCCGCCAGTTTCAACAGATCGGCGGCGCTCCAGTGACTACATGGCGCGAACTGCGCCGGTTAGGTAATCGCGAGCTGGTTCTGCATCCTGAGATCGAGGAGGCGCGCGCAGCCGCTGACGCGTCGGACTGGCCGGGGTACAACCACGCTCAGGGCGGCCCGTTGGTGTCCCGCGACTGCCTGCGCGTTCGCATCAGTTACGAATATACCGAAGAGGGCAACGATTATGGTGACACGGTCGCCAAAATAACCGGCGTCTATTGCCCTCTCACCATCCGTGAGTCGGTCATTTTCACCCGCACCACCGATTACAAAATTGTGCCGAAGCGCAAGCCCGCGCCGGTGGAGGTTTTGACCTTAGAAGGCCGCGCAGCGGCCCCTCGGAGTTCTGTCAATAACTGTACGGGGCACGCCGGATCGGACGAAAAACCACCGTCAGAAACGGCGGTGCCAGCTGATAAAACAACGTCAGACGACAGTTCAGTGACAGAACTTCCGCTGAATATCGATGTTTTGAAGCGATATTCACGCCAGCAGAGGCAGGAAATCACCAGCCGACTCAGAAAATCCGCCCGCGAAAGTTCAGATCAAGCCTTCACGCGCACCGCGCGCGGCCTGCGCACGTCGATTGATGACGAAACCGCGCTGGCATGGGGGCCAAAAGTTACCGCCGCTAAAGATATGAGCCTGACGCAGGAAGAGGCCGAGCGGCGCTGGCGCGAGCAACTGCGGATCGAGGCGGAACGGCGCGCAGATAACTACGCGGCGGCGGTTGCGGAGTATCAGAAGAAAAAAGCAGAGGCCGCATTGCGCCAGGCGCAGCAACAGGAAGCAACGCAAAAACACGGCATCTCTGAAGAGGCGATCGCCAGCATCGCATCGCAGCTCCGCGACTGTCGGATTTTCGTCAGTGATGACGTTGTGCGGTCAATCGCCGACGGCGCCCGCGTTCGCCACGGCGGCGGCCTGCTCGCGGCGGACAATGGCCGGTTGCGTGAAGTGAAGGTATGGCACGCAGGCGAGAAAGATAAACCAACTTCCGAATATATGGCAGTGCGTGACCTAGTCACGCGCTGGAAGAAGGCAGCTAAACGGAAAAATGAGAGGTAAACATGAAGCATTTCAGCACTAAAGCCATCGGGTCAGTCATCGCCGAAATGAACCGGCAGGATGAAAAGTGGGGCGCAGACCGCGATCTGCATCCGTTCGTCTGGCAAACGATCCTTAGCGAAGAGGTCGGCGAGTTTAGCCAGGCAATTTTGCATGATGAATTTGGCGGCCATAAATTGGGAACGGCGCGCGAAGAGATGGTGCAGGTTGCTGCCGTCGCTCTCCAGATTATCGAACACTACGATCGCCTTTGCGCCCCAGAGGCAGAATCTGAACAAGTGCAGCCAGCGCTTGCGCTGCCGGCCATCCCGGTGGGACGTGAAAAAATCTGCGGTTGTGACTGGCTGGACTGGAATCAGCTGTCAGCGCTTGGTCTTATTGTCCGCATTAACGCTGAAATTCTTCACCCGCTTGGGTTGGCAATTTTCCGCGATCCGGCTTCCGGCATCTCAGCGGGCGTCATGATTGCGCCAGATGGAAAATGGGAGTATACGCCCGATGTTATTGAAGGGCTTCGGGTAAGACTCTCCGATCACTCCGTCAATCACGGTCACTTTTGACCGTGCTGGCCATTCTATCGAGCACCGCCATTTTTGGCGGTGCTGCAGGTTTTATTTTTTGAGGAGCGAGAAGGCTATGAGTTATCTGGGAAGCAAAGCGGCCAGCGGTGTTTATCAAAAAATCATCGCCGAAATGCCGCCGCATGACACCTACATTGAAACGCACCTGGGCGGCGGCGCGGTGATGCTGCGAAAGCCCCCGGCGCGGCATAACTGGGGGATTGATATCGATCCGGAAACCGTCGAGGCGTTTAACCAGGGTAACCCTGATTTTCTGGATAGTCTGACGGATAATTTGTTTATTGAGGTTGGCGACGCGGTGACATTCTTAGAGCGCTTTGATTTTTCTTCCTCCGGTCGAATACTTATCTATGCCGATCCGCCGTACCTTCATGAAACGCGCAGCAGTTCCGCGCGCTATCGCCATGAATATTCCGTTGAAGACCATGAACGATTGCTGATGCGTTTGCGCGATCTCCCCGATAACGTCAGCGTGATTTTATCGGGCTATCCATCAGATTTGTATGATCACCAGTTGGCCAGCTGGCGTAGCAAGGAATTTCAGGCTATGACGCGCGGCGGTGTGCGAACAGAGAAAATATGGATGAACTACCCGGAGGGCCGAGCCTACTCTCACGCATTTGCAGGTAAGGACTACAATGATCGCTACCGCATTAAACGAAAGGCGCAAAGGTGGAAAGACAAATTTTCGAATCTTCCTGTCGCTGAGCGTTTGGCGATAATGCAAGCACTTTGCGAAACTGATGTCGATTGATTAATCAATAGTATCGGAGCGCAGCTGCGTGACCGCCAGATTTTCGCCAGTGTTGAAGTTGTGAAGTCAGTTGCTGGCGGTGCTCGCGTTCGTCGCAGCGGCATTCTGTTCTTGGTAGACAGACGAAAAAGATAAAACAACTTACGAATATATGGTTGTATGGGGTTTACTCAACCACAGAAGAAAAGCCGTTAAGCGAAAAATGAGATGTAAGAATTCAAACATTAGCACCATGGGGTAGCCATCATATGGAGTTCGTCATGCTTAAAAGAGGCTAGTTACGTATAAGGGGTAATAATATATCATCATTGTGGCAATGAAAGGTAGATTAGAAGGTGTGAAATTTCCTGAGTTAGCTCAAAGTTTGTAAGGAAAGCAATGTAATTAGATATTAAATGATGAAATTCTTCAATGGGTCCTATATGAAATATTTGTTGACATTTTTTTTGATTCGTAATATGAATTACTTGCTAATGTTGAAACTTCGAGGTGAAAATGAATTTAAATGAATTTTCTTCAATATGTAAAAAAAAATTGGATTCTCATTTCAAAAGTGTAGAAATGAAAGTTAAGCAGGGTGGTGTTCGATTCAATGGAGGAGATGTAGTAAATCATGTTTTTTATCCTACGATGATTTTATGTATTGAATCAGATAAGCGAATATTCTCTATGGAGCTAATCGGCGTATCTCGTGAGAGAAAACCACTTAGAATTAAAAAAAGAAATAACGTTTCAGTACGGGAGTTAACCTCACTAAGTAGAGATGATATAGCTGAAGTTTTTGCATTTAAAATGACAGGGAGAAACACATTTAATGGCCTTATTTTTTATGATCATAACGCATATCAATTCCATGATTCCCAAAATCACCCGTTGCTTGAGCGCTATGATGCAAGAATAGCATTTTCACGCCATACAACCCACTTAATTGATTTTCATGTTGATTTTACAACCTGCATGCTATCGGATTGTATGATTGCATATGTTAATAATGGTTTTTTTAGATCAAGATATATATATGAGATGTTCTTTTCGAGTGTAAGAACTAATGAGGATGAACTTAGGAAAGAACTTGATTATTATATGAATAGGGATGCTGGCATTATTTTTGGGGTTAGATGTTTCCCTAGTGATGAAGATATATCTTGGGTTAAAGCTTCTCATTTAATAAATCTTGTTCTTAATGATAAAATTCATGAGACCACAATAGGTGATTATTTGAATGATCATCCTGAAATAATATGCAGAGCGTTAGGGTATGATTCCATTGTATATGAGCCAAGTTTAAAGTGGGTGGAGAAAACAAAAGATAATACTGATGTATATATAAACCCCGACGCGTTACTCAAGCGCCCTGACGGCAATTATGATATTTGTGATTTTAAAAAAGGTTTACTTAAAAGAAAAAAAATCACTAAAGATGAGCGTCGAAGACGTCGCTTCATTGACGATGTTGATGAAGGGATTGCTCAGCTTGATAATTATGAAGAGTATTTTACATATGATGGAAATAAGAAGTATGCTCTTGATAAGTACAATGTTTCAATAAGTGAACCGCGAAAGATATTAATTATAGGGAATGTTGAGAATACGGTTTTAATCGAGGTTGAACAAGCTCTGAGAGGGCGGAAAGATAATTTGGTTATTGATTATGATTCATTAATTTCTTATTACGTGGGTTCGATTGGTCTCAAGTGAGATTATGATATTTATTTTTTTAGTGGGCGCTCCTTTCTGTATCTTGAAAGGAGCGTAAGTTTGCATGTTATCAGGTATTGCTATTTTCTAATAGGTCATAACACATCATTTTTACTTCAGATTTTATTATGACTAATTTTTTAACTTGTAATGCAAAAAGATGCACAATTCTGCACAATTATCGAAGCATCGCTTTTGCCCCGCCAGGGCAGCACTGGCGGGGCTTGAACGGTCTGCACAAAGCGCACAAAAAGAGGCGTGTTTAGCGCGCAGGCGAGGCGGGGGAGCAAGCGCGCGTAAAGGGGGTAAGGGAGGGGGTCGTATCGTTCGCCAGTCGCGTCCTGTCGCGCGCTGACTTCTGGTGCAAATCCGGGTGATGCGAACGAGAGAATGCGCCAGAATGGCGCTGGCAGCGTCTGGTGAGGTGTAGCAGGGATTCAAAAGTGAGTGAGCGGCCAGTGTGGCCGGGTACTGATACGGGGCGGCGGGTACCGCACCGCCAGAAATGACGATGGGCCTGGTGTTACTTCGTGCTTTCGAGCAGTGCGTAAGGATTAAAGCGGATCACCTCTTCGCCCAGCCAGTCGTTAACATGCTTCATGGCTTCCATGTATGGCGTCAGCTCGTTGACGGCGAAGACGCGTGCCGCCTTCTCGATATCGCCAAATGATCCGTTGCCTTCCGGAATGGCACCCATTAATTGAGGCGGCACCCGATGCGCGGCTAACATGTCATCGCGGGTGGAGGACTTCACCCCTACGAATTCGTCCTTCGCCGATATCTGGCTGAATGGCAGGATCTGCACGGAGTCTTTGCCGCCGTTAGGGGCGTGAAGAAGAATGTTTTTGAATGCCCCGCCGCGTCGGGTATCTGTTAGCGTCTTCTTCAGCTTGTCGAGGCTCTCCTGATCGGCCATTGCGCTGTTCACGTAGACGATACACCCGGCATGCGAACCATTGTCGTAATAGAGTTTGCGGAACTTATCGGCAGAATGTGCCAGGTTCGCCGACAGCAACCCGGCGAAATACTCCGGCATACCGTAGATCTCCTGGTGAATATCCGGACTAAGAACGTGGCAGACAGAGCCAGTTGTAAACTGGTGATCCTGTAGCCCGGATTGAATAAACCAGTAGGTGTCCAGGTCGGAGCCGCGGCGGGTATATTTAGCCAGCGAGTTACGGAAGCCGAGGGAACCGCCAAGCCGGTTTTTCCTCATCTCCAGATAGCCGTTCCCGAATACGAACCAGTCCAGCGCGAAGGATGAGAATACCTGGCGTGAAAGCAGTTTGTGCGGAATAAAGCACCCGGCCAGCACGTTGCGTTTGAAATACAGCGCCGACTGGTGCCAGCTGGCATAGCCGAACTGGCGCGCCAGCCCGTACCAGTCAACCGGCGTTTCGTAGTATCGCCCGTTGTCGGCGCAGTACATGTTATCGAGCAGGTCATACGCGCCACTAACCGGCCAGGGGCCATCGAATGTGAACGAGTTCAGCTCGGGTGCAGCTTTTAGCGAGACGGCGAGATCGGCCTGCTCCCTGGCATACTGCCTGCCGCGCATGGATTTTCGTTTGCTCAAGGTTAATACTCCGTAACTGTCATACTGCTGCCGCCTTCCTGTCCCAGCGGCTCGTTAATGGTGGCAAGCATCGTCGCCCAGGCGAGATCGCCGTGACTGACGCCGCGCGAGCGGTCAGTGTCGTAAGTGATAACGCCGCCGGGGGTGACAATCTTGCGAACAGAGTTGAACGCGCCAACGAGATCAAGCTCTCCCCGGTCATATTCCCAGCGGCCACCGCGAACGAGCTGCTGCATCTTCAGCACAAGCATGCGTTTGCTGGCCGGTGAGAACTGGTAACAGACCGCTGCCGGGAAGTGCTTTTTAACCAGCTGATAAACGGCTTCACCGATGCCGGTACCATCAATCCCGATGTGTTGCACGTTATAGCGACTCAGCATGCCGATAATGAGATTGGCTTGCTCTTCGAACTCCATCCCGCGTATACGTAGCGTCTCGACGGTGCGGAACTTGCCACCGGCGACCATTGGCACGGCATTGACTGAAATGGCGCCGCTGTCGCCTTTACCGCTGGCACCGTTGGGATCGTAGCCAATCCAGACCGGGCGATCGGCCATCGGGCGGGAGGCATACGGGCGCCAGTCGGGCCAGTCGTCGTAGCCGTCTGCGCCGCATGCCAGCAACCGGTTATAGTCAAAGGCGCTTTCACCGCTTTTGATGAACTGGCACCCGTACAGGTTGTCGTATTCCTCCGGGCTGTTTTCGTCGCGGATTTCGTCAATGTCGGTCAGATCCCAGCCGTGATCGATAGCGTCCTGCAATGTGACAATCTGGCGCCAGATTTTGTCCGGGCACATCAGCCCGCTGTTTAGCGTCTTCCAGGACGTATCAAACTCAACCCGCTTTCCGTGGCTGCGCCCTTTGTTGAATGCCTCACCAGTCCAGAAAGGGTAAGCCTCATGGCTTTCTGCTGACGGGGTGGAGAAATAGGTACGCGTCAGCCCTTTTAACGTCGCCATCGCACCGGCCACTTTCTTCAGGTTGGCAAACTGGCCGACCCAAAAAAACTCATCAAAATACAGATTGCCAGTGTACGACTGCGCCGTCGCTGCGGATGTGCCGAGGAAATGCAGCTCGGCGCCGTTAAACAGCTGGATCATGTCGCCGCCTTTCAGTTCAACATCAACCTCAGCGGCAGCAGAGCGAATAAAGCTGCGGAACTGATACGCCTGGCGGCGGCTCGCCGACAGAAAGATCTGGTTACGTTGATGCTTGTACTTCACATCGTCGGAAAGGGCGCGCACCAGGGCTTCGCGCGCAAAGTACCATGTCGCGCCAACCTGACGGCTTTTCAGGATCATGCGGTTGCGCCAGTGGTGGTTGTCGTACCAGCCTCTTTGATGCCAGTGCAGTGAGCCGAGAATATTCTCGCGCAGCGCTGCAATCTGCGACTCTGAGAAATAGTTTTGTTTCTTGCGGATCTTCTTCTTTGGCTGGGTGGCCGCCGTGCCGTTATCCAGCTTCTTCAGTTGACGCGTGAGAAGGTCAATCTCTTTGAAGTCGCCGCCAGTCTTTTTGTCTTTGGTGGTGAGCTGTATCAACCGTGCATCAATGGACGTCGTCACGCGCTGGATCGGTGGCGTGGCGTCCCATTCATCACGCTTTTTCCATGAGTAAACCGTGTTCTGATTAATACCCATCAGGCGTGCAATCTCAGCTGGCGGGTACCCCTGCCAGTAAAGCTGCCGCGCCCGCTGCATGATGAATGCTTCTTCAATCGCCATTTGTCCTCCTCGCTTCCTGCCGGGGAGATTAACCCGCGCGCGCGTACCCTTTCGCTCGCTTTTGGTTGTGGCGATTCCCTCACAACAACAACGCGTTGAGAGCGTACGTCACCCCCTGCCATCATCTCCGGGAACTCAGAAACCGAGCGAGTAAACGAACATGGCAGGCACAGCAAAACCACGTAAGAAATTCCGCGTTGCCGTCTCCGGAAATACCGTTGATGGCCGCGAAATTCAACCGCAGCACCTTCGCGATGCGGCAGCGAATTACAACCCGGAGGTGTACGGCGCACGCGTCAACATTGAGCACTATCTCTCTATGTTCCCGAACAGCGATTTTGGCGCGATGGGGGATGTGGTGGCACTCAGCACTGAAGACATTACCGACGGCCCGTTAGCAGGGCGAACCGCCCTTTATGCCGAGATCGAACCATCAGATCGCATGGTGCAGATGACCGACAAAGGCCAGAAAGTCTACTCAAGCATCGAGCTGCATCCTCAGTTTGCCCTCAACGGAAAAGCCTATGTGGTGGGGCTGGCGATGACCGATACCCCGGCGAGCCTGGGTACCGATCGCCTGAAGTTTGCCGCGCAGCAACGTGCATCGGTGATGGCCTTCAACAACCAGCAGGGCGAAGCGCCAATGTTTACCGAAGCCCTGGAAGCAGAGGTGATCGAGCTGGCCGCCCAGCGCAGTGATGAAGGGGTTAAGTGGTTTAACCGGGTGATGGGCATCATCGGCAAAGGCCAGAAAACCGACGATCAGCGCTTCAGCCAGATGCACCAGGTCGTTGAAGCCGTGGCGCAATCGCAGTCAGAGCAGATTGACCGCTTTAACACCGCCGAGCAGGAGCGCCAGCAGGACAAAGTTGCCATTGAGAAACTCACCAGTGAGCTGGCCGAACTGCGGCAAAAGTTGAGCACCACCGATGCCAGCTTTAGCCAGCGACCACCGGCGGGCGGCGGCGCGAACGCGCAGCTGGCTGATTACTGATATTCACAACGAGAGCAGAGAACATGGAAAACAATACCCGCCAGCTGTTTGACCAGTACATTTTGCGCCAGGCGCAGTTAAACGGCGTATCGCCTGCGGCAGTTGCTGCGAAATTTGCGGTTGATCCCACCCGTCAGCAAAAGCTGGAGCAGGCAGCGCAGGAGAGCGATTCTTTCCTGAGCAAAATTAACGTGTTTGGCGTTAATCAGCAGATTGGTCAGAAAGTGTTGATTGGTAGCAAAGGCCCGATGGCTGGCGTCAACAACAGCACCACTACCCGCCGTAATCCAGGCGCAAATCATGCGATGGAGTCGTTTGATTATATGTGCCGTAAGGTCAATTACGACTACGGGATCAGCTACGAACAGCTTGATGCCTGGGCGCACATGCCGGACTTCCAGCCGTTGATTAGTAAGGCGATGGCGCGTCAGATGTCGCTGGATCGCATCATGATTGGCTTTAACGGTACCAAATACAGCGACCCGTCAGATCGTGCCGCTAACCCACTGTTGCAGGATTGCGGCATTGGCTGGCTGGAGAAAATCCGCACTGAAGCCGCCAACCGCGTGATTTCCGGCGTCACCATCACCTCACGCGATGAAGATAACAAAGTCATTGCGAAAGGTACCTACGGCAACCTCGGCGCCGCGGTCTATGACGCGAAAAACAGCCTTATGGATGAATGGCACAAGCGCAATCCAGATAACGTGGTGATCCTGGCGGGCGACCTGCTGACTACCGGTAATTTCCCGGCCATTAACGCCATGAGCCAGACCAACCCGAACACCGAAATGCTGGCCGGTCAGCTGATTGTTGCGCAGGAACGCGTTGGCAACATGCCGACCTTCATCGCGCCTTACTTCCCGGTAAATGGCGTATTGATCACGCCGTTTAAAAACCTGTCGGTGTACTACCAGCGCGGCGGTCTGCGCCGGACGATTAAGGAAGAGCCGGAGTACAACCGCATCGCGACATACCAGTCCTCAAACGATGACTTTGTGATCGAGGACTACGGCAACGTCGCATTTATCGACGGCATCACCTTTGCCGAGGCGCCGGAAGGCGGCGCGTAACCGCACACTGGCGGGCTTCGGCCCGCCGTTCATCGGGGAAGAAACAATGCTGACACCGGCACAACGACATTTTCAACGCGTCATGGCTGAACGTCATGGCAAGGCTGAGGATTTGTCCGATACGGCGCGCACTGCGCATGAGCAGATCCTGCACCGCATGCGCATGGATATGGCCGCGCTTAAAAAAATTCAGGGCGAGCAGGCGAAAGCCGCGCTTAAGCGCCAGATGCTACCCAATTACGAGGGGTGGATTGAGGGAACGCTCGAAGGTAATAGCGGCCGCCAGGATGAAGTGATCACGCGCCTGATGATTTGGGCGATAGATGTTCGTGATTACCCACTGGCGGCGCGAATCGGGCGATACGTCATCGCGCATAACCTGGCGATGCCAGACCGCTTTAACCGCACGGCGGCGACGGCTCTGGTCGATGAAATTTGTGATCCGATCCTGGTTCAGGTTAAGGCCGACGACAGCACCGACGTATCGCCATATCTGGCGGTGCTCGATGAAGTAGCCGAGTTTACCGCCGCCAGCGATATGCCAGACATGGTGCGCGCCAAACTCCACAAAGCACGCGCTTTTGCCCTGCGCAACGGGACGCCTGCCGAGCAGGAAACCGCGTTAGAGCTGCTGCGCACTGCACTGATCATGGATCCTGGCGCAGGCGTGAAAAAGCTGATCGACAAACTCGCCAGTCAACTGAAGAAAACCGCTGCTGCGACTATTTCCGGGGGTGAGTCTGCTGGCGACGATGGCAAAGAGGGGCTGAGTGATAGCCCTGCAGCACCACCGGTTCCGGCGGTGGCGGCCGGAATGTCTGCGCCCAAAGCCGCCCGTAAAAGCACAACCAAAAAACCAGCGGTGCGCAAAACCACAACGAAAAAAGCGCCTGCCGCCAAAAAATAACCGACTTGCGCCCCGTGCGCTGGCGGCGCGGTCGGAGATCTGCAACGCATTGCGTTTTCTTTTCTCCGTCCGCTCACCGCCACCTTTTCTGGAGACTACACCATGAGCCTTGTAGCCCCCCGCACAATAACCACCTCAGCAGAAGATGTGCCGGATGTGGACGACGGCGGCGAGAAAGTCACCGCCGGTGTGTTCTGGCCCGAGATTGTGTTGAGCGATGCCCGTAAAGAGATGCGCATCACCGGCACGGTGACAACTTCGCGGCTGAAGCATGTTGTTATCGAGGCGGTGGGCCATACCGCTGATCAGCTCGATACCTGGCGGATCGAACAGCAGAACGCCGGATTTGCATCACTGGATACCGTGCCAGCAATGGAAATTAACGGGCAGAGCGCGAAGGTTTACCGCTGGCGCCGTGCGGTTTACAGCATAGCCCGCGCCTTGCTGATCGAAACGTTCCGTGATGTGGATACGACCGGCGACGCCGGGGAGAAGAAAGCCGCTGCGCTGGCAAGCCAGGCAAACGATCACTGGCGTGATGCGCGCTGGGCTATCTCCGATATTCGCGGCGAAGTTCGCAATTCAGCGGAGGCATTCTGATGAAAGTGAAGGCCTTACAGGGCGATACGGTGGATTTGCTTTGCCAGCGTTATTACGGCACCACCCAGGGCGTTACCGAGATTGTGCTTGCTGCGAACAAGTCACTGGCCGATCAGATCTTCATGGAGGCCGGGCAGGTGGTGGAACTGCCGGAGGTGAACGCCTCGGCGACAAAGGAGACGGTGCAGCTATGGAGTTAATAAACCGCGCCTGGAATTGGGCCGCATACCTCTGGTCGGTGTTCCTCGGCAGCGTCGGCATGATGACGCAAAAGGACTGGCTGACGGCTATTGCGGCAGTAACAGGGGTAGTGGTGGCGGTGTTAGGTGAAATGCATCGCCGCCGGATGGCCCGTATCCATGAAACCAATAACGTGCTGCTGAACGATTTGATCGACGCCATTCGCGACGACACGGAAAACCGGCAGGACGTGAAAGAGCTGATCCGCACTATCAGGGAGGCGCCACGATGAAAAAGGGCGTTATTGCCTGCTCGGTCGCCGCGATTATCTCGCTGGCCGCCGTGCTCTGGCCGCAGTCACTGCGTACCAGCCCGGAGGCGCAACTGAAGATGGCGAAATATGAGGATTGTCGCAAGACCCCGTATTACTGCCCGGCAGGCGTATTAACCGTGGGGATCGGCTCGACCGGGAAAGTGCAGAACCGGGAGCATGCCGAGCAGGAGATCGCAGAGCGCTGGGTGAATGATCTGATGCGCGCGGAACGGTGTGTTAACCGCGAGTTTAACGGCGCAGCTGCACCGCAGAAGGTTTTCGAAGGCATGACCGACGGCACGTTTAACGTCGGCTGTACCGGATTGGGTTGGTACACCAACAGCAAGGGCCAAAGGGTTCGCACCACCCTCTGGCGTGATGCGCAGGCGGGAAACTGGAAAGGCGTCTGCGAAAGGCTTACGGACTTTGTTAACTCAGGCGGCAGGCGTTTGCAGGGACTGGTAAACCGTCGGGAAGAGTTCCGGGAATGGTGTTTGTCAGATCCGGCGCTCAAGGGGGCGAAATGAAAGGGTTGCTTGCCGTTATCACGGCGATCGGTGTCCTTCTGGCGGTGGCCTGCATCCGCCTAACCACGGAAACCAACAAGCGCGAAGCCGCAGAAAGAGCGCTGGCAGACGCTACCCAAAAACTGAACCAGACCGGCGATGTGCTGGCCGAAGTGCGGGCGCTGCGCCAGGACGTCAGCGAGATTGAAGCCAGTGTGAAAGCGCTGGGACAAAAGCGTAACGAAGCCGGGGAGAAGCGTCGTGAAAATATCAAAAGTGAACTGGCCGGTGATCCCTGCGCTGCTGCTCTTGTGCCTGACGCTGTCGCTGACAGCCTGTACCAGCGCGCCGCCGAAGTCGCCGCCGGTGATCATTCAGGAGCCTTTGCCAGAAAGCCTGACGGCAAAAACTGAAACGCCAGCGCCACCGCCCAGACCGATGCGCTACGGGAGCCTTGTGCTCTGGTCTGATGCGCTGCTTGATGCGCTGGATACCTGCAACGCCGATAAGGCGGGCATTCAGGAGCTGGAACTGCGGCGAATAGCCAGGGGGATAAAGTGAAAAAAGCCGAATTGTTACGCGAGGCGCTGATCGCCGCAAACACCTGGTGTAAAGCCAACCCTGAACTGATCACCGTCTGGGTGGAGAAGGGGAGCATTGAGACGCAGGCGACCGGCGAATCCTCGTTTATGTATCGCTACACCATCCAGGTGCTGGCCGTGGACTTTCCGGGGCAGGTGGATGATCTCATGCTGCCGATTATGGCGTGGGTATGGCATTACCAGCCTGATTTGCTGCTCAACCCGGACAATAACCGCAAAGTTGAGTTTGACGCGGACATTATCAGCGATGACATGGCTGATGTGCTGTTTAAGGTGCCGGTCTGGGAACGCGTCATGGTGGAGAACGTCAACGGAAAACCCGTTGCTACGCACCTGGCGGAAGACCGCCCGCGTATTAATGGCGGTGAGTGGGAAGTGGTCTTTGATCCGGGCTATGAGGGGGAGATGACGTGAGCAACGATGCTGCGCTGTTTCAACAGCTTGATCAGGTCTTCGCTGAAATCCTTTCAGCTATGACGCCAGCACGTCGCCTGCGCACGGCAAGAGGCATTGCCACCACGCTGCGCCGCACTCAGAGCCAGCGGATCGGCAAGCAGGTTGCGCTGGACGGCACACCGTACCAGAAGCGGCACCGTCGGGTACTGCGTTCGCAGGCCGGGATCGGGTTTATCTGGCAGGGGGAAGAGCGCCGTCTGCGTAACTGGCGGGCGACGCGTGGTAGTCGTGGCCGCATGTTGACCGGATTTGATGAAGGGCGAGGCGCAGTGCGGTCGTTTTACCGTGCTGATATCGAGCGTTATCTCGATATCAGCTTCAACGAGACCCGCCGCGATACGACGAAAGCCGATCCCATGTTCGGCCGCCTGCGCACCGCGCGCTTTCTGAAAGCCCGTGCGACCTCTGAAGGGGCAAGCGTGGGATTTACTGGCGTGGCGGCCCGTATTGCCCGCGTTCACCAGTATGGTTTGCGTGACCGGGTGAATGACAGCGGCGCGATGGCGAGCTATCCCCGCCGTGAACTGCTGGGCCTGAGTAAGACGGATCGAATGATGATTGCCCGGCAGATGATTGATTCGCTGGGAGTGCACTGATGGATATTGCCGAATTGATCCGCCTGCTGGAGAACATCGGCCGCACCGGTACGGTGACGGAGATCGACGAGGAAAACTGGCGCGTCCGGGTACAAAGCGGCGGACTGGAAACGAGCTGGCTGCGCTGGAACGCGCAGCGGGCCGGGGCATTTAAGGTCTGGGTGCCGCCGTCCATTGGCGAGCAGGTCTGGCTCTTGTGTCTCGGCGGTAACACGGATACTGCCATCATTGGCGGCAGCCTGTACAGCAATGACAATCCGGCGCCGGGAGCGACACGTAATGAAATGGTTGTCACGGCTCCTGATGGTGCGCGTTTTCGTTATGACGCCGAGGCGGGCGCCTTACAGGTGACGGGTATTAAATCGGCAGTGATCGAGGCGTCGGTGATCGTCACTCTGGATGCGCCGGAGGTGAACTGCACCAACCTGTTGCGCGCGAAGAATCTTGATATCACCGAAGGCGGAGAAATGAGCGGCAACTTTAACCATAAAGGTGGAAAGTTCATCTCCAACGGCGTGCAGGTGGATGACCATGATCACGGCAATGTTGAACGCGGTGGTGACTGGACGGAAGGCACCCGATGAGCGAGCGATATCGCGGTATGAATGCGAACGGTGCCGGGACGCTGACGGATGAAGATCATGTGTGGCAGTCCGTGGGCGATATTCTGCTGACGCCGGTTAATACGCGCATTATGCGCCGCAATTACGGCTCGCTATGCCCGGATTTGCTCGACAGCCCACAGAACGACGTTACGCGCCTGCAACTGATGAGCGCCGCCGTTATCGCGCTGGCGGCATGGGAACCCCGGATCGCGCTGGACGCTATCAATATTCACTATTCTGCTTCGGGCGCAGTAACGGCGGAGTTATCCGGAATGCTGACTGAAAGCATGGAAAAGAGCACCAGATCGGTAACGTTAAGGAGTGCCAAAAATGCCGACAATTGACCTCTCGCAGTTGCCGCAGCCGACCATTATCGAGGAGCTGGATTTTGAGGAAATCCTGATCGAGGTGAAAGCGGTGATGGTAGCCGCTTATCCGGTAGACCAGCAGGCCGCTGTTATTGCCGCCCTGGCGCTGGAGTCTGAACCATTAAATGTGCTCGCCCAGGCGCTGGCATATCGTGAGATGTTGCTGCGCCAGCGTATTAACGAAGGGGCGGCCGCCTGCATGCTGAGTCATTCGACCGGCGACGATCTGGATAATATCGCGGCGAATCTCGATACCGAACGCCTGATCAAGACCGAAGCAACCGAGACAACTGATGCCGAAATGGAAAGTGACGAGGCACTACGCCTGCGGGCGCAGGCTGCTTTTGAGGGAATGAGTGTCGCCGGGCCATCTGGAGCCTATGAATACTTTACCCGCAGCGCCAGCGGAAAAGTTGCCGATGCCAGGGCTTCCAGCCCGGAACCGGCTGAAGTGATTATTGCGGTGCTGTCCACCGAGGGCGACGGTACCGCGTCGCCAGAACTGCTGGCCGCTGTTGCCGAAGCGGTAAACGATGAAGAGGTTCGCCCGTTGGGTGATCGCGTGACGGTGCGCAGCGCTGAGATTGTCGATTACGAGATTGACGCCACACTGTACCTGTATCCGGGGCCGGAGTCAGAGCCGATCATCAATGCAGCTGATGCATCGTTGCAAAAGTTCCTGAGACAGAATGATAAAAAAATCAGCAGAGACGTGGCGCGCTCCGCAATTTCAGCAGCGCTACATGTCCAGGGCGTACAGCGTGTCGTGCTGAATTCACCGGCAGACGATATCAGGATCAGCGATATCCAGGCGGCCAGGAATACTGGCTACAACCTGGAGAACGGCGGAACCGATGAATAACACGCTTCTTCCTCCGTCTGCCAGTGCGTGGATGCGTGGCGCAGAAGCAGCCACGGCGAAGCTGTCCGGGATAACGGTAGCCATTCGCACGCTGTGGACGCCGACGGCATGCCCGGTTGATTTACTGCCATATCTGGCGTGGGCGCTATCAGTTGATCGATGGGATAAGAACTGGCCGGCAGAGAAAAAAATAGCGTCAATCCAGCAATCCTACTGGCTTCATCGCCGAAAGGGTACCCGTGGCGCCGTGCGATATGTTGTTGAGGATATGGGGTTTTCTGCAACTTTTGCTGAATGGTTCGAGACAGGCGAGCCAAGAGGAACCTTCAGCATGGAAGTGGATGTTAATGACTTAGGTATATCAGAGCCGACCATTAACGAGATGGAGAGACTGATCGGTATCACGAAGCCGGTCAGTCGCCACTTGTCTGGTATCACTATGATCACCAGGACGGCGGGAGACATTTATTACGGCATAGCAGTGAGTGAGGGGGATGTTATCAGCGTCTGGCCTGCGGACTATGAGCCGGATATGAGTATTTTTTATAACGGTCGTCAGTATTTTGACGGCGAATGTGTGTTTACCGGGAATGCCAGCGATGAAAATTAACGAGATTTCCCAGTGGGAAGAAGAAATTTATCTCCTGCGACGAAATGACCGGGTGCTGGGCGGTGTGAATGGTGTCGCCAACACGCAGGCGCGGCAGCTGGCCAACCGCACGCAATATCTGAAAGCGCTTGCGGAGCAGCAGGGGGAAAATATAGATGGTGCCATCGACACTCTGCGTGGCGACCTGAAAAGCCCGGCTGGATGGGGGGATACCGTTTCCGCCGGTTATCAAAGCATGGAAAGCCGCTTTCAGGAGCAGGCGACCATCTTTGATTTTATTAAAAACGAAACGGATATTAAGACCCTGAAATACGCCGCCGGGGTGGATGTGGACGTGTCCCGCGCGGTTGAGGATGCCATTAAAGCCGGAAAGACTGCGCTTTATTTTCCGCCGGTGCCGGGTGTCTATAACATCGGTGATGTGGACGGCGCGCAGTCCGGATTTATTATTCATGGTCATGCCCGTAAACCCTATACCGTCAGCACAGATTCTTCATTCAATGGCTGCGGAACGGTCATTCGTCTTTTGCAGGGGGCCACGCGCCTGATGACCCTTAACAGCCGCATGACGTTTATGAATGTCCTGCTGGATGGCCGTTCGCTGTCCGTGAATCTGATGCAGGGCACCACGCAGCTGAACGGGTGCCGCTTTATCAGTTGTGGGGTGTATCGCTGGGCGACAGCATTTGGCAAGAGTAATTACGTTGGCACGCTTTATGTCAAAGACACTAACGTCAGTGAGAACGTTACCGGCTTTCTTAACCTGATCGACTCCAGAATCATCGACTCGACGATTAACAAAAATTATGGTCGTGGTGTCAGCTTACTGACCGGCGCAAACAACAATGTTTTTCTGGGTGTCCGTAATGAGTGGAACGAAAAAGAAAATTACTACTCCTATGGCGCCGGGATGAATGAAGTCTCCGGGGAGTTGTGCGACCGGGCAGGGCTGGCCGCGTTTGTGGCTTCCGGCGGCGGGAGCTGGATTGTCAGTAACCATGTTGTCCGGCGTTCAGGGAAAAATGCCGCCGCAGGCTCTGACGACAACTGTCATTTTCGGGTGGAGGGCGAGGGTTCTTTCATCATGCTGTCCAACGTCATGACGCTGGCCGGTCGTGGCGACAGTGGTGAAGGTAATCTCAGCCCGGAACGGACCTTCATTACGACGGGTAATTCCGCCAATATGAAAGTGATTGCTGCCGGGTGTGACCTCTCCGGGTGTACCTCAGTTTCCGGCATTATCCGCGAAAAAACCACTGCCATTAAAAACATCAGCGGGTGTCTCGGCACCCCTGATATCTGTAATTCCGGACTGGCGCAGTGTGAGGATGGCCATGAATATATCGGTCCTCCACTGAAAAAAGGCATTCTCACTGCGAATGGAACTCTGGTCTACACACATACGCAAAAGGCTCTTGAATCATGGCAGTCCCCCGTTTTCAGGATGCTGAAAATACAGGTTCGCCGTCCGTTTGACGGTAATACCGAGTATTACCGGGTGCCGATGAGTTTTAAATACGAAAGCACTGCCGTGGCAATGACTGTCATTTCATCAGAGCAGAAAAGCGGGCCGTCCGGTGCGTGGGGATATGGTGACGGCTCATCCGTTGCGGTCAGCATCAACGTTTCGGCGGATGGCTCGACCCTCAGTGTCACGCTGACCGGCAAGGATAAATATGACCGTGAAGTTAACTCATACCTGGAGAACTGGTGATGGAAAGCTTTGAGAGCTATGAAAACTTTAACGACTGGTATGAGGCGTTGATTAAAGCCGGGGAGGAAACGGATAAATCATTTTCCTACAAACTGATGTTTCTGGAATTCTACGACCGGGGCATGACGCCGGAAGAAACGCTGACTCACATTATCGAAAACGGCATTGTGACGGAATAAGGAATAATCATGCCTGATTTAACTTTCAGCACCATTCTGACCACCGCCGGTGCGGAAAAGCTGGCGCGCCTTCATGCGGCAGGTCAGGCGCTGACTCTTACCGAAATGGCGGTGGGTGACGGCAATGGTCAGAGCCTTGCCCCGACCCCGGAGGCGACGGGCCTGGTCAGTGAGCGTCACCGGGGCTTTCTGAACAAAATCCGTGTCGCCGACAGCGTCGCCAGCATTATTGAATCGGAACTGCTGATTTCAGCCCAGACTGGCGGATTCTGGATTAACGAAGCCGCGCTCTATGATGAGGATGGCATCTGTATTGCGGTTGCCAGCCTGCCACCGACCTATAAGCCGCTGTCATCACAGGGGGCCGCGAAATACCAGATAGTGCGGATGAATATTGCGGTAAGCAGTACCGATGTCGTCACTATCACCGATAATCCATCAGTAGTGATTGCCACCGCGGAAGACGTAAGCCGCGCCGAAGATAACGCTAAAGACTACACCGATGAGCAGTTGCAGGCGCTGGACACCGCTACGCAGGAGGCAATACGGCAGGTGTTGCGGGATGCCTGGGAGCAGGATAATCCGCCAGGAACGGTGCGCTTCTTTGCTCAAAATATCAATCCGAACGAAAAGTGGCCGTGGTCGCAATGGACTTATACTGGCGAGAATAAAACAATTCGCATCGGTAAGGCCGATGGCTCAAATGTGGGTTCCACTGGTGGTAGTGACACCGCCACCATTCAGCAAGCCAATCTCCCAGCTGTACAGATTAATGTAAACGGATCAACCGGTGAACATCCGGGAAGCTATCAGGAGACGACCGACAATGGCGCGCACAATCACCAGGGCGGGGATGGTGCGCCGGGGGCGGTATGGCAAAATGCGACCCACGGAACAGACAACCAGAAAAGCACAACCTTTAACAACACAAGCGACGCACCAGCGCATAAGCATGGTTTAACTATCCCGCCTCATAGCCACACCGTTACCGGCAAAACCGACCGCCTCGGTAACGGGAATGCAATTAACGTCGTTGAAGCACACACCTTGCTGATGTGCTGGGCGCGGGTGGCATAGTATCGAGAATCGTCAAAAATAACGGAACTGCAGCATGGTCAGAAATGGTGATGCTTGCCGGCATAGCAAAGCCCCTCGATGAGGGGCTTCTTGTTGGATTAAAACAGGCGATTAAGTGAGTTGGTTGTTGCGTTAATGGCTTTGGTGGCGCTGCTCTGAAGGTCTGCCAGGGCATCGCTGATGGAGGATGATTGCAGCTTCTCGCGAAAATCTGCATCCGCCCGACTGAGGCTTAACGTAAATTCAATTTTCTTTGCGCCACCAAACTGATCAAACTCTGTTTTGCCTCGCTCCAGCCGCGTCATGACGTACATCCCGTAAATCCTGCCATCACCTTCAATCAGCGGCCAGGGGCGGCCGGAATATCCGATCGTCTCCAGCGCAGAAAGCGACAGGTTGCCGCCGGTAATTTCCGGGTAGAGCACCCCGGACAGGGTAATATTGTCCTCACCCGGCCCAATGTACTGCCACGCGGCGGACTGATTAACCCGGTCGTTTTTAACGTGCCGCCATTCCTGCGTGTGCTGGAGCTGCTGATAAGGGGCCGTGCGCAGCGTAAAAACAAACATCCCGAAAACCATCATCATACTGATTACCTCTAATCTCTGTCGCGGAACGAACCACGGTTACTTCTGGTTGTGCTGGCCATTGCATCGCGAACGGCATTCCTGACCATTCTTTCCAGATCCCGCGCCGAATGCTGGCCGACTTCGTTAAAGACCAGGTTAAACACTGGCGCACCACTTGTCGGGGCGGAAACGGGCGCCGACAGCGGGCCTTGTGTCGCTGAAGGAACGGAGAGAATGCCGCCTGCCGCCGGAGCTGCAACGCGCGGTACTGCCTGCGGTGAGATCCGCGCCTCCTGATAGGCGCCGCGCAGAGCCAACGCACTAGGCAGGTTTTTAAAAATAATGTCGCCAGGGCCAATCTTTTTGCGTGCTTCCTTCGTGTTGTCGGCGGTCGCCTTCGTGTTATCCGCAATGCTATTCAAGCGGCGCATTGTGCCGGTGTTGCCGGATAGCGGCGAGGGAGCTGGCGGCGCGCCTGCGGTAACGGGTGAATCTGATTTTTTAGGTGACCAGTCCCATGCCTTTTGAACCATTTTCTTTTGCTTCGGATCCCACTCCCACGATGTCGGCTTTTTGGGTTCGAGGTTGTTGGCCTTAGCCCGTGCAGCGTCAATTCCGGAAGGGATTAACCCCAGCTTTTCAAGCAACAAGCTGACCCCCTCAGTCAGCAAGCGGAGCGGGGTAAAAAGCAGATTCAGGGCGGTACCCAGCACCTCGCCAAATGTTTTCCCGGCGCTGGCGCACTTATCCAGCGCATCGCGGGAAAAATCAATCGGTGTAAATAGCTGACTGAACCAGCCCCAGAGTTTCGCCACCCCTGCGCTGATGGCATCAAACAGCGGCACCAGGAAAGAAAACGACTGAATCAGCGGGGAAAGCCCCTGGCTGATGCCGGTAAACAGCCCGGAGAAAAACGCCTTAATCGGCTCCCAGTATCGCCAGATGAGCAGGCCTGCGGTAATGAACGCCGCCAGAATCAGTCCGGGGAGCCCCAGCAGTGAAGCGAGAATGGCTCTTAAGCCTGAGAACGCCACGCCGAGCGTCGAAATACCGCCGGTCGCGGTGATTGATGAGATGCCGATCATGCTGAGCATCAGGCGGAGTTTTGCCAGTGGGCCAAGGATGAAGCTGGCGCCAATGCTGGCAATACCCACCGCCCCGGCAAAGACAGTCAGCGCTCCACCGACAAGGATCAGCGTTTGCGTCAGCCGCGGGTTTTCTTTTACCCATTCACTGGCTGACGTGATTAAGTCACTTAACCCCTGAGTCAGTTTACGTAATGGCCCGTCGGTGGTTTCTTCCACCTGGATGCGGAAGCCTTCCCATGCACTATCCAGATTTTTTAGATCGCCGCTGAGGTTGTCGGCCATCACTTTTGCCGCTTTCTGCGCTTCACCCTGTGATCCGCGTAAATCCGCCAGTAGCTTTTGTAGCTCACCGCTACCTGCAGATCTCACCAGTGCCTGGAATGATTTGGCCGCCTCTTCCCCTGCGATATCTTTGAAGAAGGACAGCTGATCTGTGGCGCCGTACTTCGAGACGGATTTATGGATATCCGAGAGGATGGCTTCTGCCGGGCGCATCTTGCCAGTAGCGTCAGCCACGGTAACGCCAAGCTGTTTCAAGGCGGCCTGTGCTTTGGTCGTGGGTGCTGCTAGTCGGGAAAAGGTCGTTTGCAAACCTGTACCCGCGATACTGCCACGTAGCCCCACGTTCGCCATTACGCCGATCATGGCGGTGGTACGTTCAACATCAACGCCCAGACCGGCCATGCCGGTACCCGCGTATTTCATTGCTTCACCGATGTTGGTTAAATCGGTGTTGGTGCGGGTAAAGGCGGCGGTCAGCACATCGCTGACGCGATCCATTTCCTTTGGATCGAGACGGAATTGCGACAGGATGTTAGAGCTGATATCGGCACTTTCGCCAAGATCCATGCCACCGGCCAGCGCCATGTTAAGCACGCCGGGTAAGGCCGCCTGAATAGCTTCAGGGGTGAAGCCGGCCATCGCGAGGAATGCCTGACCGCTCGCGGCGTCGCGGGTAGTAAAGGCCGTTTCTGCACCGAGTTTTTTTGCCTGCGCGCGAAGGTCGGCCAACTGGGATGAGTTTTTGCTGAGGCGGGTTAACGCCTGTACGCGTGACATTTCCTCATCAAAACCCACCGCGGGCGCCAGGAACGACCCCGCGGCATAGCCTGTAGCCGCTGCGCCAAGTGTCATCCCCATTCCAGTGCCACGGAGTTTTCCTGCGGTTTCTTTGGCACGCTCATAGCTTGCCTGTGCGCGCGTCGTTGCCGCCAGCTGGCGACGTTCGCGCTCCAGAATCTGGTTATATTGCTCTGTGCGCCGGATTGCGCTCTGAATTGCACCGCTGCCGGATGAGAGGTTAACGCCGTGCTGGCGTACCGCCTGCGCCGCCGTGCGCAGCTGCGTGGTCTGTTTGTTATAGGTATCCGTCAGCCGCGAGAGCTTGCCGCGCAGCGATTCAAGACGAGCCGCCTGTGCTTCGGTAAGCTGGCCGCCTTCGCGCTGTTTCTGGTTGAGGCCGTCAAAGGCCCGCTGGGTTGTTTTAAGTTTCTGCGCCGTTTCATTGGCCTGCGAGCGTAGCTTGTCGAATGCCGCTGCGCTTTTCTCCAGATCTTTGATCGACGACTGCGTTTTCTTGAGGGAGTCAGAAAGGCCGCCAATAGCTTTACTGGCGGCGTTGACCGGACGGGTGAGTTTATCAATGGCGCTGAACGCAACGCGAATACTAAGATCCATCGTCGTCATCCTCCTTATCATGGTTGCCGCTTCTGATAGCCGCCCGTTCGCGCCAGGCTATCAGCTCGGGCAGCTCCATGCCGTACATCTCGGAGGGCGGCCAGTGAAAAATAACAGCGATATCGGCGATCAGGTCGTCGATATCGGAGATAACTGCTTCTCTTACTTGCTCGCCGTCGCCGCTTCGGTGACTGCGGACGGCTCCGCTTTCGTCAAAAAAGGCGTGATCTCTTCACACAGCGCAGTAAAGTCGCCGGTCGCCATCGTGGCAATCTCGACAGCTGTCAGTTGCGGGCTGGTTGTGCGCGTCAGCAGCGTGGAAACGGCGTCATAGTCGAAGTTGAGCACATCAACCAGTTTTAGGCCGCGCAGCGAGCCAGCCTGCTTAATAGTGTCGGTGATAATGATGGTTTTAATTTCCTGATCACCGCGTTTGATAGGCTTGCTTAAAGTAACAGACATTGGTAATTCTCCGGGCGGCCGGTCTGGCCGCCATTGATAGTGGTTAAAAAGTTACTGGCCGAGGCCCAGCGCGGAGGCAATCCGATCTGGATAGAGGCTCTTACCGTTGCGTTTGTAGATGAAGTTCAGCAGGTCGATTTCCAGCAAGGGTTTATCGTCTACTGACTCTTTGTAATAGGTGTTTTTGATCGCATAGGTGTGGTTTGTGTCATCACCCTGTTTTGCTTCACCCTGATCAATTTCAGTGATGCGGCCGCGCATTTCGACTTCCAGCAGCGAGCTGGTACCGCCGCTGTAAATCTCACCCACAAAGCGCAGGCGCAATTCGTCAATATCGCCGCCCCATTTTAGGATCAGCTCTTCGACTACGCCGCCGACAATCATTGATGCATCCAGCGCCCCGGCTTCAAGGCCGAGATCGACACCTGCCGCACCAAGCATGCCGCCACCCTGATAGTCTTCCATTTTCCGGGTGAGCTTCGGGAGTGTGACGCTCGGCACTTTCCCGATATAGTTTTCCCCGTCCACAAAGAGGGTAAACAGCCGCAGTTTTTTAGGAATAGCCATTTACGCACCTCCCAGCGATGCAAAAGCCGGTTCGTAATACTGATCGGTGAAGGTCTGGATCAGAGTTAAATCTTCCAGCGGAGGAACCGGGCTGTAGTTGTAGCGCACGACAGCCTTACCCTGGCGCAGGCCAGTGGTCGGGTTATCGACGATATCAAACCAGCACGCCGCACCAATCAGCTTGCCCGCTGTGACGAGTGCCTGAAGTTTGGCGTTAATACCACTTACCACGTCTTTCACGTTCGCCGGGGTGAGTGGACTGTCAACAGTGGTAAATTGCGCCTCGGCGATACTGTCCGCCAGGATCTGAGCGGTACGGGTGTACACCTCGAAAATGTATTCTTCAGTGTCCGTGGTGCGGTTGCCCCAGAAGCGGAAGCCGTCACGCTTAATCAGCGTGGTGATTTCGTTGGCGTTCAGCTCGTTGGCGTCGGAGTCTTCCGCCTGTAGCGCCCAGAACACGTCTTTGGTAATCCCCAGCACGTTTTTAACCGCCACGTTAGATAGCGATTTATGCCAGCCCTGCTCGTTATCAATCAGTGCGCGCAGACCTAATGCATAAGCCACGGCGGGGAATTCTTCATTGGTGCCGGTCAGTGAGTTGTAGGCGATGAAGTTCGGCCAGATCAGCATGCCTTCGCGCTCTGCAAATTGTTCACGATAAGCTTTCGCTTCGGTGATCGTTTCGCAACCATCGCAATAGCTGTAAGAGAATGCTCGCAACTGCTTTGCAATCACGCGTAACTGCGCGGTGACCTCCTGCGTGTCATACATTGGTACGCCGAGGATGCGCGGGCGATAACCGGTTTTTTGCTCTGCTGTCAGCAGGGCAAACATGCCGGTATAGCTGCCGTCTGCCTTCGTTCCGCCAATGATGAGCTGCGACTGTGTCTGTGCGCCTTCCTCGGTCTTAGCTTCAGCGACACGCACGACGATCACGCGGGTGCTGACCTGGTCGGAAATAGCCTTGAGTGATTTGTACAGGGAGCCGGTTTTGCCGGCCTTACCCAGCACGCTGATCACTCGCGTAATCAGTACCGGTGTATCAAGTGGAAAAGTTTCGGGATCGGCATCCTCAGCAACTGCCACCAGGCCAATGACCGTTGAATCAACATCGTTGATTACGGTCTGTAGGTCGGTGTTTTCTTTGGTGCGCGCCCCGTGGAAAAAGTTGTCGGTCATACTCTACCGCCATCATGTTTAGTGAGTTCGGGGTGATAATCCCTGAAATACATGGCGTCGTCTCGCGGCGGTGGTTGTGGGCGTTCCGTGACAACAAAAAGCTGTCGCATGCCTCGCGCGCGCATGGAACTATCAGCGGCGGAGGGCAATCATGGCACTGAACACAGACACAATCGACAATGCAAAAAGCCTGCTGAATGCAGGCACTCAGGACTTCAAAAATTACCAGGATGAGTTGTCACGCATCCCGGCGTTTAATGTCCTGATTGGCGGTAAGGCGCTGACCGTGCTGGATGAAAAAATGATTTCTCTGGAGCTGACGGATAATCGCGGATTTAACGCCGACGAGCTGACGATCACCGTTGATGACAGCCAGGGCGATATTGAGCTGCCGCCTCGTGGTGCCGAGTTGTCGTTATCGCTCGGCTGGCAGGGGGAGCCGCTAATCTACAAGGGGATTTACATTGTTGATGAGATCGCGCATTCAGGGCCGCCAGACCGCATCGAGATAACCGCCCGTAGCGCTGATTTTCGTGATGAATTCAATATCAAGCGCGAGGTATCGTGGCATGACGTGACGGTAGAGCGAATCGTGTCGGCTATCGCTCACCGTTACAAGCTGACGCCGGTCATTTCTGAGCAACTGATGAGCGCCGAAATAGATCATGCCGACCAGACACAGGAGAGCGACATGTCATTCCTGACACGCATGGCGGATATTCTCGGTGCCATCGCCACGGTGAAAAACGGTTGCCTGTTGTTCATTCTGCCGGGTGGTGGCGTTAGTGCGAACGGCAAAGCGTTGCCGGAGTTCGCCATTACGCGCGGTAGTGCAGACCGCCATTCGTTCCGTATTGCAGACCGCGACGCTTACACCGGCGTGCAGGCTTACTGGCTGGATCTGAATTTCGGCAAAAAGAAAAAAGTCACGGTGAAGAAGCGCAAGAAAACCTCGGAGAAGAAGCCACGCAGCAGCCGCCGGGAGGGCGATTATATCGCCGGGGAAGATGGTAATGTTTTTGTACTCCGCACAACATACAGCAGCGAAATGGCGGCACAGCGCGCGGCCGCCGCAAAGTGGCAGCAGCTTCAGCGCGGTGCAGCTGAATTTTCGTTAACCCTGGCTTATGGGCGCGCGGATCTTTATCCGGAGATGCACGGAACCGTAACGGGATTTAAAGATGCGATAGACAAGCAGGACTGGATAATCGCGAAGGTGGGGCATACGGTAGACGATAGCGGATTCAAAACCCGGCTGGAGCTTGAAGCGAAAATACCTGAATGGATTGCAGAAAGTGAGAGTTAGCGGCCATAATATGAGCGAGTTCAACTCCCGCCCAGGGAGGCCATCATGTTTAAGTGTCCTGTTTGTGGTGCCGTTGCAAAAACGCGCACCAGTCGCTCGTTAAGCAATACCACGGTTCGGCATTATCACCAGTGCCAGAATTTTGAATGTAGTATCACTTTCACCACGCTCAACAGCGTTGAAAAGCTGGTCACTAAGCGTGGCCATCGCGAAAAGTTGCCACCAGGCTTTATCCCCTCCGATGCATTCCCCGCATCGCATTACGGCAACGATCAGCTTAGTTTTGCCATATGAAAAAGCCCCGCCGATGCGGGGCTTTGTTATTCGTCTTTTTTGTGGCGGATTACTACCGCACCAAGCTTATCAATGAGCCGCTCACAGGCCTCAACATCCTTAACATTCCGGAGTTTGACGATAGCCGACTTAGGTTCCTCATCACGAGTACCAAGATGCAATTCTATTTCAATGTCGTTTCGATTAAGCAAACCCATTAGTGACCCCGCTACGCTCTTAACTTGAGTGGCAAGCTCGAAGACGAGGTTTAGTTTACTTGGCGCGTCGGATGACAGGCAAGTGAGTCGAGCAATATTTAAACCATCAGCACCAAAGTGTTGCTCGATGGAAGGAATTAAGTCTGCGGGGCAAAAGAAATTGATCCCCCCAAACATCGCCGTATGCAATGGTGCGCCTTCAAACTCCTGCAT